TATTTCTTCGCGCATTGTCAGGACTGGAGAAAAGGGATGATCGGAAATAAGGGCGGTGGTCGTCGAACACCGCGTCAGGCGAAGATCATCCGCGGGACATTCCGAAAAGATCGCAATCCGCAGCGTGAGCCCGAGCCTGAGAAAATACAGATAGCCCCCACAGCTCCGAAATATCTCGGGAAGTATGGAAGAGAACTCTGGAAGCGACTCGCTGAGGAGACTGTGCGCTGTGGGATGCTGTCCATTATCGATATTGCGTCTCTCGAGCTCCTCTGCTCCGCATATCAGGATTTTCGGGAAGCATATTCAGCGATTCATGGAAGAGGAAAGTGCATGAAGGGACTCGGGCAGTATCTCGCAGGGCGCAATTCCCAAACCATGCCAGAATACAACGCGCTGAAATCCTCATACGCAACCTACAAGGCGCTCGCCGTAGAATTCGGTCTGACGCCGGCATCACGAAATCGCATAGAGCTGGAGCCCCTAAAGAAACCGGACGAGGATCCGATGGAGGGGCTTCTAGGTGAATAGGCGGATATGGATAGCGATCTTCATCGGGCTGCTCATGACTAACATCTACACTGCACAGCAGTACATGGACGACGTGATCTCCGGGCGGCAGGTGGCATGCAAGTACGTGAAGCTCGCGGTCGAGCGTCATCTCCGGGATCTCAAGCGCGTCGGCCAGCCTGATTTCCCTTATTACTTCGATGAGGCGAAGGCAAAGCGCGCAATTGATTTCAAACAGCAGCTCAGGCACATAGAAGGCGAATGGGCAAACCCGCGGCTCCATGACACGAAATTTCACATGGAACCCTGGCAGCAGTTCAGAACGTGGGTTCTTTTCGGCTGGCAGAAAAAAGGTGGGCTCCGAAGATTCACGAAATCATATACGGAGATAGGACGAAAGAACGGGAAGACGTTTGACGTCTCGGCCGATGCGAATTATTGCTTCTTTGCCGATCGTCCGCTTGAGATCGGGGCACAGATATACTGTGTCGCCACGATGAAAGAACAGGCAATGCTCGCATGGAAAACAATGCGCGGGCAGATTGAAAAGCATCCCATCCTTGCCAAAAGGTCAAGAATATACAAGCAGAATCACGTCATCACACGTACTGATGATTCCGCGGCACTCTGCACGGTCTGGGGAAAGGATGCAAAGACACGCGATGGATTCAACCCGCATGTGGCTATCGCGGACGAAATGCATGCATGGCCGGATCATTCACTCCTCGAGGTGATTGAATCCGGGATGGGTGCGCGTCAGCAGCCACTCGTCGACATAATTACGACCGCGGGATTCGATATCAATTCATCCTGCTATCAGGAGGAGCGGACACTCGCCGTTCAGATGCTTGAGGGGACAGTTAAGCCAGCTCCGGAGAATTTCTTCGCAATCATTTATACGCTCGATGAAAAAGACGATTGGACAAATCGAAAGGTTTGGATCAAGTCAAACCCTAATCTTGGCGTTTCACTGAATTGGGAATATCTCGAGGAGCGTGTAAACCTGGCGCTCCAGATTCCAAGCAAGCGCAATGACATTCTGACCAAGAATTTCAACGTATGGACGCATGCAGTCTCCAGGGCGATCCCTCCCGAAGTCTGGAATCTCGGGGATCATAAGGTCGACGCTGAAGCTCTGGCCGGGGCAGTCTGCTATGCGGGCCTTGATCTTTCGACTATCCTCGACATCTCCACATATTGTCTATGCTTCGAGCCGGATAAAAAAGGAAAGTATCCAATGCTCTGGCGCTTCTTCATCCCCGGGGATGATATCGCCGAGCGTGTACGGCGCGACAAGGTTCCATTCGATATTTGGATTGAACAGGGCCTCGTCATCGCGACTCCAGGGAACACAATCGATTATGACCTGATCGAGCAGGAGTTCCTCAAGGATGCGATGAAATACAAGATCGCCGAGGTGGGCTATGACCCGTTCAAAGCGCACGAAATATTCACGCATCTAACCGATGCTGGTTTCACGATGATTCCGATTCAGCAGCGATATTCAGGAATGGCGGCGCCGACAGATGAATTTCTCAAGGCTGTTTTCTCCGGAAAGATTGCGCATGGCGGGAATCCTGTCATGGACTGGATGATCTCCTGCCTCGAGCTGAAGAGTGACCGGCAGGCGAATGTCATGCCGATGAAACCGGAACGGAATAAAACAGGGAAGCGCATCGACGGAGCGGTGGCCGCTATCATGGCAATGGACCGGGCACAGCGGCATGGAAACGGGAAGAGCGTCTATGAAGAAAGAGGCGCGATTGTGCTGGGAGGTTCTGCGTGAAGTTCCGGGAACGAATGAAGCTCTTCCGCGTCGCAGCGGCATGGCCGAATATCTCCCTGGATGAGTTCGCGGAGCAAATGCGCCAGGCAGCGGAAGGACAGAAAACTCGTTCCGGTGTAGATATCGGTCCGACGCAGGCGATGGGGATCGCCGCTTTTTTCTGTGGAGTCAATCTGATCACCGGGTGGATGGCGTCATGCAAATGCATACTCTATGAGAGGATCGACGAAACAAGCAAGAGGCGCATTAAAACACATCCATTGTACTCAGTTCTTCACGATCGTTTCTCACCGACTATGACAGCCTATCATGGATGGAGGACTCTCACCGGGCATCTCGTTTTCTGGGGCAATGCATTCGCGATAAAGATCCGGGATCCATACCGCGGCATTCTGCTCGGGCTGAGGATCCTGCATCCATCTCAGGTAAAAACATTCAGGGTGAAAGGAACGCTCGATCTGTATTATGAGGTGAAACTCGAGGAAAATACGCGGCCCCTAACTCTCACACGAAATGAAATATTCCATATTCCAGGTCCCGGATTCAACGGAATGACCGGGTTTTCCGTTCTCTCCCTGGCGCGCAATTCGCTCGGGCTCACCGCTGCAATGGAGCAGTATGGGCAGAATTATTTCGGGAGTGGTATTCAAGCTGGGGGTTTTATAGAACGTCCTCTCGAGGCTCCAAAATTTGAAACTTCGGGTACAAAAAAGAGACTCGAAGAAAGTATCTCTCAGAATTATTCTGGGCCTGATAAACAGGGAAAGTTCATAGTGCTCGAGGAAGGGATGAAGTTCAAAGAGAATACAATCCCTCTTGATGATGCACAGTTTCTTGTTTCGAGGACCTTCCAGATTCAGGAGATCGCGCGATGGCTCAATCTTCCCCCGCATAAGCTTAAAGAACTTTCCCGGGCAACCTTCTCGAATATTGAGCATCAACAGATCGAGAATATCCAGGATAATCTGCAGCCGTGGGCTGCGCTTATTGAAAGCGAGATCTGTCTACAGCTCATAGAACCGGAAGAACAGAGCGATCTATTCGCAGAATTCCTGCTCGAATCTCTTCTACGCGGAGACATGGTTGCACAAAATAATGCACTCGCCATTGAGAGGCAGTGGGGAATCATAAACGCCGACGAATGGCGCGCGATCAAAAATAGGAATCCTCAGCCTGATGGGCAGGGAGAGAAATATCTTGTTCCGTCGAATTATACCGTAGCCGATAAGATTGGCGAACTGCCGAATCAAAATACGGATTTTATGCCCGGGCGTGAACCTGCGAAGCCTGAAGAACCGGAAGAAGATAATCCAGGAGAAGGAGAAGAGAAATGAAGGCCGTCAATATCAATCGAAGGTGGTTTTCCATGAAGGCCGATGAAACGACAGCCGAGATTTCCATTTTTGATGAGATAGGGGCTTGGGGCGTGAACGCATCGGATTTCAAGAAGGAATACGATGCGATCAAAGACCGAAAGGAAATAACACTCCTACTCAATTCTCCCGGGGGCGACGTATTCGCGGGAATGACAATTTACAATATCCTCGCTCCGCAAAAGGAAAAGATCAGCGTAAAAGTGCTTGGGCTCGCTGCGTCAATCTCTTCCGTGATCGCCCTTGCAGGAAAATCGATGATCATGGGAGAAGGCGCTTATTTCATGATCCACAATCCTTGGGCCATCACCATGGGAACGGCGCAGGAGATAAGGCAGACTGCCGATCTCCTGGATTCGATAGGGAGCGGAATGGCAGATATCTATACGGCGAGGAGCAACAGCGATCGCGAAGAGATCCTCAGCCTCATGGAAGAGGAGACATGGATGACCGCAGAAGAAGCGCGAGAGGCAGGCTTCGCTGATAGCATAGAGGAAACGGCTGAAGTAGCGGCGCTAGCCTGCGATCTGTCGAAGTTCAAATTCCAGCATGCACCAAAAGCCCTGATCGAGAATGCAAAAAGAAAGGCACCTCCGCCGATGACGAAACGGGATTTCGAGAAGTTCCTCCGGGATGGAGGGTACAGCAATTCTGAATCCAGACGTATCACGGCGAAAATATTTTCCACGTCCGACGATGCGGGAAGCTCGGAGGAAATGGGTTCAGGGAATGAGCCCAAGGGCGAGAACGTGGCGGCGCCTATATGGAGTGCGGCAGATTCCCGCGCACTCTTTGAAGCTCAGGAATACGCGAAAGGAGCGTAAACTGTGAAAAAGAAAATAACCGAATATCAAGCCCAGATTCGCACCGTTGACGCCAAGATCGACGAGATCAAGAAAAAGGCGGAGACGGAGAATCGCGAATACTCGGCCGAGGAGCAGACACTCCTCCGTGGATACATCGAGGAGATCAATACCCTGAAGGGGAAGATCGACCTCGAAACCCAGCTCGAGGCAGCGAAATCCAATGTCCCGACCGGAGAAAGGCTTGAGGTTGTGCAGGATGCTGCGGACAAACCCTTCGCTTCCCTCGGGGAATACCTGCAGGCGATTGCCTGCGCGGCGATGCCCGTGGGCGACAGAATCGGCGGGAAGCCGACCGGCGTGAAGGATCCCCGCCTTCTCTCCAGGATGTCCGCGGAGTTCCGGGCTGCAGCCAGCGGCATGAACGAGGCGGTTCCCGCAGACGGCGGATTCGTCGTTGACAAGGACTACTCCACGCAGCTCATCCAGAAGGCCCATGAAACCGGGAAGCTGATCAATATGTGCCAGAAGATCCCTATCGGGGAAGGCAAGAATGGTCTCCGCGCTCCGTACATCAAGGAGACCTCGCGCGCGACCGGATCCCGCCTCGGCGGAGTCAGAGTCTACCGCAAGAACGAAGCCGCTGCAGGAACGGCCGCCAGGCCCGAGTTCGGCAAATTCGAACTCGATCTCGAGGACATGATCGGGCTCTGCTATGCGACGAACGACCTCATCCAGGATGCGACGGCCCTCGGCGCGATCGTGGAGCAGGGATTCGCGCAGGAATTCGGTTTCAAGTTGGACGATGAAATCGTCCGCGGGACCGGCGTCGGCCAGGGGCTTGGGTTCCTCAACGCAACCGCCTTGACCACCATCACGAAAGAAACCGGGCAGACCGCAGACACCGTCGTCATCCAGAACATCAACAAGATGTGGGCACGTCTCTGGAATGGAAGCCGCGGCCGCTCGACGTGGCTTATCAACCAGGAATGTCTGCCTCAGCTCGAGCAGCTCTCCCTGCCCGTGGGAACGGGGGGAATCCCCGTCTATTTGCCCCCTGGCGGAATCTCCGGAGCTCCGTACGGAACGATGAAGGGCCGGCCGGTGATGGAGATCGAACAGGCCTCGGCTCTCGGCGACGCCGGCGACATCAGCCTCGTCGACCTCGGGGAGTACGTGCTCATTGACAAGGGCGGAGTTCAGGCCGCGCAGTCACTGCACGTCCTCTTCACCACGAACGAAATGGCCTTCCGGTGGGTCTACCGTGTCAACGGTCAACCCGCATGGGCCTCCGTTCTCACCCCATACAAGGCGACTGCGGGGAACACGGTTTCTCCGTTCGTCACCCTCGGCGCGCGCGCCTAACGGTAGCGCAGGAAGGAAGGACAGAGTAATGAAAGGATTCAATATTCCCGAAGAGGCGCACATCGTTTGCCTCGTGACACCCCATGAGCTGAACGGTGGAGCCCACAGAACCGACATCATCAACATGAAGAACTACTCCCATGTTGATTTCATCATCGTCACCGGGGCCGGCGGAACGGCCGCGACGGTTACGGTCGAGAAAGATCCGGAAACGACCGCTGGATCCGAGGTGGCGATTCCGTTCAAGTATTACGCCGAGCTCACCCAGGACGGAGACGTCCTTGATCGCGCGACGGATGCAGACGCTGCAGGATTTGCCACTGCGGCCACGATTGACATCATGTACGTGATCAGCGTCGATGCCGCAGAGCTCGGAGAGGGATACAACGGGATCAATCTCTACTTCACGAATCCCGGCGCTTCGCTCTTCGCGGCCGTGATCGCCGTTCTTTCAGGGGCTCGGTACGCGGAGGAAAGCTCCCCGACCGCGCTTTAGAACTGGATTCTTGAATAGAAGCCGATGAGGACGGGGAAACCCGCCCTCTATCAGAAAGGACCATGCAATGGTGAATAGCAAATGGATTCGGGAAGCGCAGATCTTCTACGACGGCGATAATCAAGCCCGATGGCTGGATGCTATCGGCTTGAATGTCGTCAAACTCGAGCTGGAGACGGGGACCCCCATGGACGATACGACCGGGGATCCGACGCGGTGTGTGACCACGGTCGTAGAGGCAGGTGCAGGGGATTCGCTCACAACCAATTCGGAGACGGCAGGAGAGAAACTTCTCATCACCAATGCCGGAAACGAATACGACGGTGTTTGTCTGACACTGCGCGGGGAAGCGTTCGAGCTCGCCAGTGGCAAACCCGCATACTTCGGCATCAAGATGAAGGTGTCGAATGTCGCATGTGATTTCGTTGTGGGGCTCATGGAGACGCTCACGGCATATCTCGAGGCTGCGGCACACACGGTTGTGGCCGCGGCTGTCGATGGGGTGTTCTTCATGCACCTGACAGCAGGCGCCGTTGCCGCATATTCCTATGAGAACAACGCTCAGAGCGCAACCGCTGTCGCGGCTACGGCAACCGATGCAAACTACCACATCTACGAGATCTACTGGGACGGTGCCTACGTGAACTTCTATTACGATGGGACGCTGGTCACTTCTACGGCGGTCTCGCTCACGACTGGCGCCCTCACCCCGGTGGTTCACTTCCGCAACGGCGGCGCCGCGGTGCGTACGGCCAACATCGCATGGATGCGCGCCATCCAGATCACATAGGGGAGGCCGATGATGGTCAACTCAAAATTGATCAGGGAAGCGCAGATATTCTACCAGGAAGGAAATGAATCCCGGTGGATCGATGCACGCGGGCAAAACGTCATGAAATTCGAGGTCACCCCCGGGCAGGCGAGCGATAATACGACCGGGAAGCCGACACGTTTCACGACGGTGGTCACGGAAACTGGAGCCGGGAGCTGCACGATCGTCAACTCGGCCACGGCTGGGATCGCCATGCTCCTTACGACGGATGATGCGGAGTATGAAGGGATACAGCTCCAAGCAAAGGGTGAAGCATTCAAGCTCACCACTGACAAGCCCTTCTATTTCGGGATCAAGTGCTCGATCTCGGATGCGACACAAAGCGATCTTCTCATAGGTCTCTGCCATACGCATGCGGATCTCGTGAAAACAGCCGTAGCCCACGAAATTGCGGCGGCCGATGTCGAAGGTGTCTTCTTCTGGAAGGCTGATGCCGGAACGATCATCAAGGCAAAAACCTACGTAGCTGGAGCGGAGACGGCGACTGCCAACAGTGCAACAGCGATGGATACGTCGGCTCACATCTACGAGATCACCTGGGATGGGACAACCATCAATTTCTATGTGGATGGAATTCTCGTGACCAGCACGGCAGCAAGTCTACCGACTGAAGATCTCACTCCGAGCATCAATCTTCGGACTGGTGAAAACGCAGCGAAGACGATGAGCATCTACTGGATGCGCGCGATCCAGATCATCTGAACGAAGTCTTTTGGAATGATGGCCGCCCTCGTAAGCGGGCGGCCAGTTTAGGAGGGAGCCATGCTCCATAGATTTTTTAAGGGAAACGGACCGGTTTCGGTACGAATCGACGACTTGGAGGCTGATGGCCAGGGAGATATAAGGTTCGCGGAAGCGCGCCTGCATCTGAGTGCGGCCGGCGGGGCGGTCGGGGTCGTCGCGTATACGATCAAGGTCGAATCCGCGGAGGGCGTAGAATATAGCGCCATTCTGAACGGGAGCCCTGATATGACACTCCTCACGGATAGCCGATACGCTCCCGATCAATGGCCTTTCATGAGGGTCAAGGACCACCTCCTATTCGAATACGCGAACGGGAGCAATAGAACCTGGGGCCTGGAAGTCATCTACAAATCCGCAAGGGCATAAGCGATGCCTACAGGCGCGTGTCTAAAGATCCAATACACCGGAGCGCAGGCAAGCTGCCTGCTTGTAGCCGATTCTGTAGCGAAAACACTCACTTCGAATATTGGGGCTCTCGGAGCCGAGGCTCCGGATGCAACCTTCGGCGTCGCCGGCGTCATGGATCTCACGGCAGCGGCATACGATACTCTCGAGGAGCTCCGTATTCTGATCGATGCATACGCGAATTATTCATGTTCCATTCTCTATGGTGACGATATCGATGCAGAGAACATCCTTGCGGCAACGGTTCAAGCAAAGGGTGTTTATGCATATATCCTCTTCAATATTGTCTCCATTCTCGATACCTATGCGCTGACAAATTTCTCACGTGTTCAGACCTTGCTCGGCTCCGGCAATGTAAGCACGGATGATCAGACTCTCTGCGAACATCTCATCAATGCCGTCACTGAACAGGCCGAGATTATCAGCCGGCGGAAGCTGAAGGCGCGGACGTATGGTGTTGGACAGCAGAAACCCTATGATTTTGACGGAAACGGTCGTGACAGAATTATTCTTCCTGCATATCCAATCAATTCTGTTACCCATCTCTATATAGATTCCGAAAGGGCTTTTGGTTCTACCACGGAGATCACGGCTACTGATTATCTCTTCTTCGAAGAAGACGGGATGATCGTTTACCCGGATAACACATTCTCTGAGGGGATCAGAAATGTCCGCATAGAATACAATGCGGGATACTCCACTGTTCCAAGCATTCTACAGCAGGCAGTTGCCGAGGCTGTCGAATGGAACCTGGTTAGAATGCGCTCCCTGAGCATCGGAAAGAGGGGACAGAGCGCGGATGGAGTGAATACAAGCCTCGAAATAGAAATCCCTCTTTCGGCACGGAGAGTCTTCGAATCCTATAAGGATCATCGGGCATGATTCAAATCCAGTTCACCGTGCAGGATGAGAACGAGACGAGGCTCCGCGAGTTTGCGGACCTCTCCCCGGGGATCCTTGATGGAGGCCTCCGGGCGACGGCCAGAGAATTCCGCAATTTCATTCGAAAGAAATACCTGAGCGGCCAGGTGTTTTATAAACGCACGGGCAAGATGTGGGCCGATTTCCATTATGGCCGCTATCGCCGGGCGACTCACGATTTCACGGTCTCCGGAAGTCCGCGGGTCCTGAATATCTTTTCACATTCGGGCGGGGCTAACATCCGGCCGACTCGGCAGTTCCTCAGATTCCCGAATGTCGAAGGCAATCCGAAGTTCAAGGAATACGTTTTCGTCCGCTACATCCATCTCCCTGAGCGGAGAGTGATGGAGCCGGCGGCAGCCGCATTCAATTTTCAAGGTTCATTCAAGAAGAATGTGGACAAGCTGATCGATAAGGCGATTGCCAGGCGTTTCAAGGAGACTTCCGGTGTCTAAACGGAATATTTACGACATGATTCTCGGGGTAAAGACTCATTTCGTGAATATGTTCCCGGGGCACCTGCGGATCATCGAGACCGACGTCGGCGGAGGCCTCCGGCTCACCGATCCGGCCGAATACGCGATCGGCTATCGGGATCCCTATACCTCGGCACATTACCCGCTATTCTGTTTCATCGCGACCGATGTCAGCTCGGAGGCCTCGGCAAATCATGCCGAGAATCTCCAGCCGTCGATCGACATTCTCCTGGCAATCAATAACAGCAAACCGGACGAACTCGAGGAGAATTTACTCCTCTATGCAGATGCAATACGCAATCTCATCGGAGACGATGAGAGCCTCGGCGGGACATGCCAGTATTCGGAAATCACCGGAATCCGATTGTTTCATGGCGCGCTCGAGGCAAAGAATCAAGCTGTGGTCATTGTGACCATCAGCATCTACTCGGAAATTGTGACGTAGGTCACGGGAGGGAATATGCCGAATCCGAAAAATATCAAGTTCACGATCGGGGGAGAAGAGGCGGCCGCGGGGACCCCTCATGCAATGGAGAATGTCATCCCCATCCGCGGGACCCCAAGCCTCACGAAGAAGGCGGAAAAGCAGACGGATCCGGCGATCGTCGGAAACAACATGGACATCGGCGAATTCCTCATGGCCTATGATGTCAAGGGAAACATCCCGCTCACGCCGCGGGCCTGTCCGGGGTTCGGAAAGCTCCTGGTCTCTCTCCTGCACACGGAGAGCGTCCCGGCGCAGATCTCCTCAGCGCTCCGGATCCGCTACACCGGGGCATCCGCGAGCTGCAAACTCATCTCGACGGCGGGCATGACGCTCTCCGCTCAGGTGGGAGCTCTCGGAGCCGAAGTCGATGACGCGGCCTGGAACTTCGGAGCAGACCGAGATCTGACGGCGGTCACGCGGCATCATATTCTCGCGGCAGCCGGATACATCGCCTGCGTTCCCGGGGATATAGGGCTGCCGGTCGTTGGCGCAGACTCTGGTCATACCGGTGTGCTCCTGGATTATGCCAATGCGACGCGGGAGTGGTACATATCAACGACAGATCTCTTCGATGACATCAACGAAGCGCTGTCGATAACCGGCGGGACCGGTGCGGGAACCGTCGACGGGGCGGCATCAACTCTCTGCCACCGCTCGCTTGCATTCTCCGCCACAGGATACGTCAACTGCGTGGCGACCGACGTTGGCAAGGCCGTTGCTGGAACAATCTCCGGAGACGCCGGGATCCTCATCTCCTTCAACAACGATATGAGGATCTGGGTTATTCGGGCCACGGACCTCTTCGCGGTCGCTGAGGGGATAACGATCGCGGCAGGTACCGGGGCTGGAACAACGACCGGAGCTTCCACGGCTCTGACCGAGTATTCCATCGGAGAACTCGAAAGGGAAGCCGAGGCGTTCGCCGGCTACGCGGCAAACATTCTTTTTGGATCCCCGGCGACTCCCGCGAGCGACAATATCACGAAGACGACGCAGGCCAAGAGCAAATGGGGCTATCTCTGGTTCACTTCGGCGGGCTCAGGCGCGTACATGCGATACTATGAAGCCGATCTCACCGATGCCGAGCGTCCGACCTACACGATACAGGGGGATGGATTCCAGGACAATTTCCTTTTCGCCGGGTGTGTTGTCGATTCCATGAAGCTCACCGCGGCGCTCAAGGGGATGGTCGAGGCCGACGTGGAGATTCTGGGATTCAGCGAGACCGAAGGCCAAGTCGCTTCGGCGCTCACCCTCGAGGATGCATATCCGCTCAGGTTCTGGCAGGGCAGCTTTACGATCGATGACACGGAGTACACATTCATCCGAAACATCTCTGTCGACATCAAGAACAATCACAATCCGGAAGGATATGGCCAGGGGAGCGCCGGCCGAATCTACCACCAGAAAGCAAAATTCGAGATCACGGGAGAGATGACGGTCAGGCTGGACGCGAACACGTACGCTCACCGCGCGAAGATTTTCAACAACACCCTGATCAGCATCTCTTTCTACTTCAAGGGCAAGGACATCGCCACGGGGATCCCCGAGCTGCTGCTCATCGAAATTCCGTTCTGGGCGATCTCCGATTATGATACGCCGGAGAATAATGGCGCTTTCGATGCGAAGTTCACGCTCCGGGCGCTCAATCCTGCTGGCTCTCAGTGGGATGAACCGATCCGGGTGACGCTGATCACGGATGATGCGGGGGCCTTCTAATGGGCTGGAAGGAGGTCTCCCGCCGGTTGATGTTCGGATCCGAGACTCCCCTCAAGACGCTCGGAGGGGAGTTCTGGATTATCCCAAAAAAGCTGGGCGTACAGGCTGCTGACGAGCTCGCGGAGATTTCGCGCTCGATATATCTGACCGGAGATATCGAGAAAACGAAAAAGTTCCGCGAGTTCGTCAAGCAAAATGAGGCCGAGGGAAAGAACCTCGATGACGTGATCAAGGAAATGGATCCGCTCGATCTCATGCGGATCATCCCTCAGCATGACAAAGAGCATCGGGCGAAGATGTATGAAATCGTCATGCTGCACGGAATCGGAGGCCACAATCTCATGGATGATAATGGAAAGCTTATCCATGATGGGAAACTTCTCGATCCCAAGACGGTGAAGGAGATTCTCGAGGATGCCGCTCCGCTGGCCGAGGAAATATTCCTGATCGTGCAGGATTTCAATGCAAGTTTACGAAAGGGGAGCGGACCGACATCTCCGATGTCACCGAATGGCTCTTCCAAGGAACACAGTTCGATCCCGGAAGCCCGCTCCCCGACGGAAGGGATCCAGCAGGACTCATAGAGCGATGGGGTCCGTGGATAACGGAGTGTATTGACATGATGGACGCGGACGGCGCTTTCCGGCATCTCCCTGAAATGGGCGCGCTCCGCGATCAGCCGGCTTTTGATATGAGCGTGCTCAGGGTTATTCGCAGGCGCTGGGTGGAGCTCATGAACGCGAAGAACCGGGAGGGGTTCAGAAATGGCAGGCGCTAGCACATCCCTTCACATAAAAGGCTCGGAAAGTGTCTCCAAGGCTGCGCGGGATGCCGCTGGCGGGATTGAAGGTCTGAAAAATAAAGTCAAGGCGGCTACTCAGCCGATGAATGATTTCTCCCAGACCGCGCGAATGCTTCTCACGGGTGGCGGACTTGTCATGGGCGCGCGCGAGATCGTCAAAAGCCTGGCAGATTGCGAAGCTGCTTTTATCAAGCTCAATCCGGAGATGGAGCGTGCGAGAGGTTCGGCGAAAGAATTCGGCGAAGCATGGACCTCAATAAAAGCAGCCGCTGGCGGGATTGTCAGTGCTGTTTTATCTCCGTTCCGGGCGATCCTGATCGATGTGATCGACGGGATAACGCAATTCAAGGCGAAGGCCGAAGAACTCAAACGCATGCAGGCGGCCACCGCCGATTATCGTAACAAAGTATTGCTCTCGGCTGCCGATTATGCAAAAAAACAAATTGAGGACCTCAAGAAAGACCTGGACGACGCGAAAGTTGATCTCGCCAGATATACACAACTGCTCGGACCACAAGGCAAGATCCTCAGCACTCTCCAGAAGGGAGGGGAAGAACGGCGTATTACCGCGGCTCAAGAAACATACGATGAAACAAAAAGACTTCAGGAAGAAGCGAATCAAAGAATACAGGAACTGAATGACGAAATCGAAAAACTGAATCAAACAATAAAAAAGGATGAAGAAATGAAAAGCTCAGGAGTTGAGGCTGCGAAGAATGCCGAAATCTGGGAAAAACATCTTGAATGGTTGGCCGCGCATGAAATGATAACGCGCGAGCAGGCCATGGAGCAAGGAATTGCCCTGCTGCGAGCTAATCTGAATACGGTTGTCGAGGAAGTAGTAGAAAGCATTCCTCCCGCCACCACAGAACCCCCGGCGGAAGGCGGTGGCGGACAGCAGTATAGCGCTGCCGCAGAGGATCCGCAGGCCGGGCTCTTGGCGGGCCTGACGCAGCTTGCTACGGAGATCCGGTCTATAAATGCTCTGATAAACTGGACCCGCGTGATTGCAGATGGATTCATCAAAATCATTGCACCCGTCGCGGACCAGATCCTATCTCCACTCATCGGGATCCTCTACACGATGGGAATGACAATAGGGCAGCTCCTGGTCCCGGTGCTCAACATCCTGGCGCCCGTGGTACAGATGCTCGCGGAGAGTTTCGTCTGGTTCTACAACAGCGTGATCCTCCCGGTTGGAAACTTCATCATCGATATGTTCACGGTCGTCGGGAATATTTTCATCGCCTTCGCGAATGCGGTTTCCGACGTGATCAAATTCGTCACTTTTGGAGCCGTCAATCTCGGGCACATGGCGGAAACACCGTTGGGGAGCAATCATCTGCAGGCGATCTCCCTCGAGGGGCTGACGACGACCGGGGCGGGGTATCTCGGCGAGGAGGCAGGCGGGGGGTATGGATCCTCGACGACGGTCCAGCAGGTGCCGGATATCTACGTTTATATCACCGTGGAGGGGAACGTCATCGGCGCCGGAGGACCCGTGGAGGTAGGCCGGCAGATGGTGGACGCGATCAAAGCCTATCTGGGGACCGGTGCCCGGGTGGAGTTCCTACAAAACTGATATGAGGCATATCAACCAAAATAGACAATATGAAAGAAAGAGCAAGAATGAGCCTTCGGGGTGCCTGGCGCATCGAACAGCGGGCCTTGGGAGTATGACGCGCCACAGGTACCCGCAGGTACCTTCTTGGCCTGATTCAGGAAGGGGCTGAGGGTAATATGCCGGCTCCTGACCTTCTAATCCCGATAGACGCAGCTTTCCTTGCCGAACTCACCGCCCGGACTGCACTGGAGACCGGGGACATCCACTGGAAGATTGAGATTGATCCCGACGGGCTGGGTTTCGATGATTACACGTCATATCTGGAAAACAACCAGGTCGAAATAAGGGGCGCGAGCTCATCAATATTCAAGCCCTGCGAGGCGGCAAACGCATCATTCAGGATAAAGAACAGCCCAAAGATCCACTCTGAGGGGGATCTTGCGCGGTGCCAGATAAAAATCTCAGTCAAGATCGGGGCATCCGGATATATTCAGATTTTCACCGGCTATGTCAGCGATCGGGGATGTCAACGGGAAAAAAGGAATCTGACGCACGACAAGCTCACGATCACGGCGCAGGATCCCGCAGCCTACCGGGGCCTCAAAAAAAAGGTAAAAAACCAGGCTCTGCTCAATTATAAAATCTGCGACACCGGAACTCCGGCGGCCTCGATCGCCCATCACCTGGCAACGCAGATGGGCCACGTCGTCGGAGATCTTGAGTTCATCGATATTCTCCAAACAAAAGACTATGTAGGCCTTGATGGCAGAGCGTCTGCGTTTGCTGAGCTGCAGGACCTGGCAATCCAGCATGGGGTATATCTCGGATATCGCTACGACGGGAAGCTCCGGCTGATCGTCTGGACGGCGGTGGAATGGGCGGCCCTCGTTCCCGAGTACACTTTCGACCATACGAATGTCCATGAATGGAATGCAATCGGCGGAGAGGTAATCTGTAATAAAGCAAAAACTGAATTCATGCAATACCAGGTTCTGCCGGCGGGGGGCATCATATATAAGAATTATGACGACTGGGATGAAACGCTACTCCAAAACGCAATCGTCGTAGCCGCGGGCGAGTATTGGCCTGGAGAAACTGATTCTCTGGCCGTCGGCCGGCTGAATTATGGATATGGGCAGGAAAAATACCCGATCGGAATCAATATCATAGAACCGACTATCGGAAACGTTGGGAGTGGATCTGATATCCAGTGCAGCGGAGGACTCCTCACCCTTATTTCTTTCAACGGATCCACTGGCGACACGATGCAAAATGTCGACAGCTCCGAGATCATCCTCAGAAATAATACCGGTTCCGATATTACCATAGTCGGTTTCCAGGTCCGCGGGACTCCCGTGCGTGAAAAGGCGATGATCAAGGTCGAGCACGTCGATGCCGCGGTTGTGAACGAATGGGAGGAAGTAGAAAGGGAACTCCCCGGAAAATATGCAACCTCATCGACGCAAGCAAAGGTGACCGTCCGCCGCTGGGTGGATTTTGGCAAGGCTGCGAGAAAACGCTTCGAGGTGCTCGCTGATTTCACACCTCATGTACAGACAGGGGCTGTCATCCATTTTCATCCGAATGCGGATGTGGAACTCGATTGTTTCATCGAAGAATATTCTCATACGAGCCGAGGACCTCACACAAAGACCCAAACACGGCTCACCCTCGTCGAGCGGGTGGATTATAATGCAACGGGTGCAGGCGGTGTTGTTCATGATACCCCGACCGTCCCTCCCGAAGTAGTTCCTCCGGCATCGATCGATAATCCTCTCCTCATAGACACGAATGTCATAGGTACTGAGCACATGCGTTCGGGGAATGATGTATATGGCCCCGATGATGAGCTTCCGGCTTCTGCCGAGCTTTTCGATTTATCTCAGCCCGATTGTCAATCTCATTCTGGAAGGAAGCCGGAGCCCGGATTCCTCACATGCTTCAGGCCTGCGAAGATTGGGCAGGAGGACAATGTAAACCTGAACTGGACGGGCCGAGGGACGGTGGGATTCTGGAAAGCGGCGACTCAGCTTCTCACTTACCCTGAAGACTGGACGGATTACGCTGTCGAGCGGATGGCGACGAATCCCGCGCTGGAATATTTGCTCGAAGTCGAAAAGCAATGTACAAAACTGACTTTTGCGGCCGATGCTGGAAAATACAAAGAATATGTTCAAAAGAGAGCTATCGGTTTAGGCAATTCAGCGCAATACATATTCTCAGCCCTCATTTATAGTGCGGGTGCACAGACACTGTATTCGAAAGTTGATGACGAACTACTTGATCGTGGCGATTGTGAAAGCGTCGGAGCACCCATAATCTTCGGTGAAACAGCAAACTATTCAGGAAACGCTTCATATGCGCGCAGTAATGTGCAGGCATATGAAAATACATACTCTGGTCTGGTGACGAAAACAGTAGCAGCGGGATCAACGGGATACTATGGATTCTGCGATGCGGTTAATTTCGCAGATAAGCACGGTTTGATCGATGGACAGACTTATACTCTTGAATTTGAATTATATATACCCGCGGCGAGCGGAATCCTTGGTACTGAAGTTCTAATAGAAATACAAGATTATTTAGGTGCATGGCAAGCGACGACGCAGGCGGCAGTAAATACATATGATGCATGGCAGAAAGTCACGGTCACTAGAGCACTGAGGGCCGGGGCAACGGGCATATATTTTGGCATCCAACTCGCGTCCGCAGCTGCACTGAATGAATATTGTTATATAGATCTAGTAAAAATGCGTTCAAATTCGGAGGGAGCATGCAAATCGCATTCTCTTGTTGCCGGATTGAATCAAATAGAGTTTTCAAAAATATGTTCGCTCCGCGCAGCAGTTTATTTGAGCAATCATGATATAGATGCCGGCGGAGCTGGCGCGGCATATAGCTGCTATGTTCTTAATTCGCAATTTGAGACAGGAAAATATACTACGCCATACACTCCGCAGGGTCGCGTGCTTGCATCATCTCTCTGGTATTACTATGCATGGGCACAGCTCGGCGCAATCGAGGGATGGTTCAGGCCGGGATTCACCTATGATGTGGCGACCGATAAATATATTTTCTCTGATCACTCAGGCGCGAATGTAAAAATCAGATTATTCTACCAGGCGGCCGATGATAAGTTCACTTTTATTATCACGGACGGCGCAACGACAATCACCCTGCAATCCGGGGTGATCGGTGGAGCCGATGATGACGCGAAAAACGCGAATCTGCGCCAGTGGACTTGGTTCAAGGTATTTTGGAACACAACAACTGATTCCTATGCGCTTCTTTTGAAAAGTGCTTATTTCGATGTGAATACCACGAGCGCCACTGCTCTGAATACAATAACCTTCTCGCAAATCCTTAATATTGGAGGGATCCCAAAGGCGACGACCCCGGCGACCTACGAATGGGATGGCGATATAACCGATCTCCTGATTTATGACACGAAGGATACTGCGACAGGGCATTATGCAGTCGATAGGCCATGGTTCGATCCGAACGAGTTGGCGAATGAGGAAAGATCGGTAAGAATAAATAGGGACGGGATACGACTTCATAATACTTCGCTCATAATAACAGATAAATACAATAGGCAAATCAATATTTCAAATTCGGATGGGATGCTCGCGAGAGACGGGAACGGTTCAATTATTCATGATATTCAAGATTCAATTCTTATGGTGAATCAGAAATATTTTGGTCATGTTTATGATTTGAATTATCCGGGTTTAGTAGGTTCATATACAAATGCGTCCGGGACCGGAATTAAAAACATTAGCCTTTCTTCGATGATAGGTTCAGCCAAGAATATAAAAGGTGCTCTTTTATATATTGAATCATGGATTTATGATGTGAATTATGCCAATAATATTTGGGTAATTGAATCACTAATAAATTATAACGATTCATCCGCCAAAAGAGCAAGATATAAACACTGTTTCTATCAAACGGAATCTTTTGGTTCGAGCACTGTTTGGTCTTGTCAATCAGGTACGATATTTGTTCCAGTATTTTGGGTTGCTGGCGTTCCTTATATTTCAATTTGGGTCGATTTTAGTCTTGGAAGTGCGAGTAGTGCTCTTTATATAGAACTCGCTGGATTATTAACATGAAGAAATATAAAGCAAAATATTTCTATATGACCGTAGAAATAAATACTCTGATATATATTTCCGGATATCAATTGAGCGAAGATGGTTTTTATTCGAATCCTCCAATAGAACCTTTAGCGGATGAGAATGGAAAGCTTCGCTGGGTAATTGATAGCGAAAATCCTCTTCGGATCTATGAGGTTATACAATCACTCACGGCAGAGGAAGAGGACGCAAAACAAAAGAAAAAGAAACGTGAAGAAATAAATCGACTTTTCACACACGAAGATGAGCTAAGGCTTATGAATTCGGCGATTCTCGCTCTTTCCGAAGGGAAGCAGCTCCCTGATGAATATAAAGAATATCGAAAGATCGTGGATGAGATCAACGCAAGGAAACTTGAACAGAAGGAGCAAAGCAATGGGAATACCCGCAATGCCAAAAACAACCCGTGAGACCCTGAGTGCGCTCTGGTTTTCATTTCACAACGGTTTGAGCGCACAGGTAAATGAAATAGCCGAGATGTCGAAAGTCACTTCCGCAAAGGTCCAGGAAATATTTGAAAAGTTGCCTGTTCTTCTCACGAGAGACGATCATGATAAAGGGCATTGCGCGTATGTTGAAGACCTTGAAGCGAAGCAGAAAGAAGCGGTGGAGCATGGAGAGCGTCGAAAGATGAGTTATCGAGACAAGTTCATGCTCTTTTTCGTGGGCGTCGGGACATTGATCAGCGTCGTTGCGCTGATATTGGAAAGATTAGGGCCAAAATGAAACCTTTTAGAGATTGGATTCTCGGAATCGACTTCATCTATCCACTGCTTCATGGCAATCTTACGCAGTGGGATACCTTCCGTAGCGCCGCTCGTCCGCATCACCTTGGGCTTGATATATGCGGTAAGGTTGGCGATGAGGCGTTGTGTTGTTTTCCGGGGAAGATAGGGAATATCTATCAGTCTGCCCCCCCAGGGGGAATGACGGTCGAAGTTCTCAATAGTGATGAAAGTACTATGGCGACGTACTCCCACCTGGATAAAGTAATAGTCACCAAGGGACAGGAGGTAGTCATAGGGCAGGTTCTCGGGATCTTAGCGGGACTCCCGGTAGACAAACCTCGGCCGCATATTCATTTTCAGATCAGGGCATGGATCGATGCAGAGGAGACTCTGCGGATTCCGAAGAAATGGTAAAGGGAGGAAATATGAAAGAATTCTTCAAGAAGCTCGGGGATATGTTCCTCGATCAGGGAGGGGGTCTGGATGAGAAGCGCATTCTCGGGATCCCGGTCATCATTACCGCCGTAGTGTATCTCGTAGTCACAAGGGATCTCGTCGTGTTCGGAGCACTGGCCGGGCTCGGTACGGGCCTTCTCGCGGGAGCGGTGGCCGGTGACCAGGGGAAACTCAATGTCGTTTCGACCCCGCCTGATCCTGAATCCGGTATACCGAGGAGCTGAAGTGTGCTCAAAATTAAATGGTGGATCCTTCCGATCGTCTTTCTCGCCGGCATCATCCTCGCGCTGGTGGGCGGGTATTTTCTCAAATATCGCCCTGATACTGGCACTCTTTCTACAGAGCTGGCCGAGCTCCGGGCAAACTGGAAAGCCGACTCCACAAATTGGATCTGGGGACTATCAGCAATTTCGGGACAACTGTCTGACAGTGAAGCTCGAACTCTTGGCCTCGAAAGAAGCCTGGACGAGGGCCTTGAACGAGAAAGAGATTATCTCGCAGAAATTAGAAGCCGCGGAGAAACTATACGACTCGTTACTCGCGAGCGCGACGCAGCACTCAATCGACTCGGCGAAATCATTAGAGAACGCCTTGCAGGAAGTGAAGACGCTCTCCGCGCAATTGAAGGAATCGAAGAGTTCGGTCAACGAGCTGCGGAGGGACTTGGAATCCAAACAGGCGGAGTACGACCAGGCCCTGGAGAAGGCGCAGGATACCGCGGAGGCCCTTGAGGCCGAGAACCGCATATTGAAATGGGCCTGCGGGATCCTCGCGACACTCGCGGGAGCTGGCGCGGTATACGGCGGAGGGCATCTACTCGGCGCGTGGTAGAAATTGTCGAAACCCGCTAAATGTGGTATGTTTTACAGCATGAGAAATGTGTTATTCATAATTTTTATCATCTCTTTGTCAAGCTGTAATCTGATCTATCTCGGACAACAGGAAAACGAATATTCATGTGAATGTCCTTCCTTCGAATCTCTCGGAGATGCTGCAAATTTCTGTTATAACGCAATCCGGTCGGCGCGTGATATGGATCAGTATGGAAAGACAGAATACTGGGCGGCCCCGGACGAGACCCTGCGATCGATGAAAGGCGACTGCGAAGACCGCGCAATTCTTTTCGCATACATCGCGCGAACACAATTCGGCGATGATCCTCTCTTGATCTGGGAAGCAAAGGCGTTCGAATGGCATATGTATGTGTTTGCGGATAATCGGAAATATTTCAACGTGGCTGAATCTGGTTGGGATGATTTCAAAACCTATAAATATGAACAGGCGATCTGGATCGCGACGCATACGCATGGAGAGGGGCCGCTCGGGAAGAATACTACGGATCAGGGACTGTGAATTAAATGTGAATGATTTGTTGTCAATTCCGCCTGAATGTGCTATATCAAATATATCATTCTAAAGAAGATTACTATAGAAGAAAGTCGCTATAAAACAAGGGAATAGGGCTTGTATCATCCGGTCCAGGGCTTCCCAAGCTGGAGTCGGGAGTTCGATTCTCCTCGCTCGCTTCGATCTTCCATTTCCTTATTGAGAAAGTAAATAGATACCTGTTTACATACTCCCGAAAATACACTATAATCCACCCCGAGTGTGAATGATTCGTGAATGATTTTTCAAAGAGGCCATTTTTATGCTGAAATTGATCGAAATACCACGGCAAATCATCGAGAAATCCAGCCCCGCGGCCGGGAGCTGCCCTGGATGCGGGGGGACTCTGCGGAAAACGCGGATCCCTTGCCCGAATGGGATTGTGGGCTGCCTCGTGCTCCATGAGGGGTTTCGCTGCGATAAATGCGATCGCGTTTTCCAGCAGGCCAGGGCATGAATGTTCAGATATTCACAGGAAGGAGAATCCAGAATGACGCAAAGGAATAAAATTTTAAGAATCAAACGTATTGCACTGCGCAAATCGCGTTCGCAGAGGAAACTCCAATTATATGTTCATAAAATGAGGCTCTTTGCAGAAGAGTGTACGGAACTGTGGACTGCTTCGGTTCTAAAGACGCTTGCTCCAGTTGTAAAAGCATTCAATACCCTTTTTCAATGAAGCGCCCCTATCTCCTGACCCGCCGCGGCAGGTTCTGGTACTACAAGCTCCGTACGGAATCCACGTTCCATACAACCCGAGAGATGTCGCGGGCGAAGGCGGAGGACTACGCAAATCGGCAGATTGAGCAGCCGACGGGTTATGATCCGACGTTGAACCGCTTCGCCGCCGGCTTCTTCGATACAGGATCCCCGTGGATCGCCCGCCAGCATGCCAAGGGCAGGCCGTTTGGGGAGGCGACGGCCTCCGGGCGCCGCCGGCACCTCTCGGAGCGCATCCTCCCAAAATTTGGGGCCCGGCAGCTCTCCGAGCTCACGAAGGCAGAAATCGAGAAGTGGCTCGTCGGCCTTCAGCTCTCGAACCAGACCCGGAACCATATCCTTTACACCTTCAGGATCATCCTCCGGGACGCCGTAGACGCCGGCGCCCTGGTGCGCTCCCCCCTCGAGCGTGTGGAGCCCTTCGGAAAGGACTTCCGGCCGCGGGACGTGTTTTCAGTCGCGGAACTCCGGAAACTCTTCCCCGAGGGCGACCTGGCTCAGATCTGGGGCCGGCAGCGGACGGCCTGCCTCTTTCTACTCCTAGCGACCACGGGTATCCGTTCCGGGGAGGCCCGGGCGCTCCGGTGGGGGAAGATCCTCTGGGATGATCATGCGATCCTCGTCGATTCCGCGGCCCGGGCCTGGAGCGGGGACATTGGGGAGATCAGCTCGAAGAAGGGCGGATCGAAGATCGTCCTGATGCATCCCCGGCTCGAGGTCGAGTTCCGGACCTGGCAGGAGAAAGACGTCTGGGGCGATCCGGAGGACTTTATCTTCTCCGGTCCGCGGCGGGGGGCTCCGATCAGCTCGGCCATGGTTACGCACTCCCTGGCGCCGGCGCTCCGGAGGGCGGGGATCGATCGCGGGGAGCGGATGCTCGTCGTCCATTCCTTCCGGCATACGTTCAACACGGCAATGCGCCGCCAGCTCCCCGAAGCGCTGCTCCATCGACTGACCGGGCACCATTCGAGCGAGATGTCAGAGCGCTATGATCACCCAGCGATCGAGCAGCAGATCAAAGAACTGGAGCCGGCACGCGATGTTGTGGAAGGACTACTGTCTGATTAGGATCATCATGAACGCTGGCTCCGGAGGGATCGCAGAGAGTTCCATCCTATCGCCATCAATCATATAGAGAGCCGCGAAAGTGTTTCCATTCGGCCATGTGATGTCAAGCTGAGTATCAGTATAGGAATAGATTCCTCCGGTAGCAACCGAGAATCCAGCCGTTGAACAACTCATGTCGGCTTCGAAAGTGTAAGTCATGAAGCCTCCGCCCAGAATCCACGTTCCGACGAAGGGGTTGTATTTCCCTGGATCCTGGCAGCCAAGGAAAAGAATTCCAACCAGAAGAACTATGAGAATAATCTTTTTCATATAGCGACAGTATCATACCGGCAAAGAATCATCCAGACGGCACCGGGAATCGGATAATTTTACAGCCTATGCTTGCTTCGCCGCGCGCGGGGTTGTGCGGCCAGTACGAGGAGGCGGTACATCCTCAATTGATTCCATTCTCGAACGTCTTTTTATTCCCTGTTCTATAAGCCATAAACACTCACCGACGAGACTTCTCCTATCTTCTATAGCCAATGATTCGAGTTTCTTCCGAAGTGCGAGAGAAACCTGTATTTGCACAAGTTTTTTGTTTTCATCTCTTGGCATGATAACTCCTAATTCCTTATATCATCGACATATCTCGGCTATTTTGTAAATATATGTACAAAGTATTGACAGTACATATTTTGCGTGATAAAGTTTTTATTATGAAGACTGAATTGCTGCAGATCCAGATGCCGGCCGATCTCAAGGAAAAGCTTCGAAAACTGGCAATCAAGGAACATCGATCTTTGACCTCGGAAGCTTTGACAATCCTTGAAGCAGAAGTCGATACACGATTGGAAAAGGCGAAGAGCGCATGACGTCCGTTTGTTGCGAATGCCAGAAGATTCTGCGCACTGATCTTCCAGGCCCCACCGGCGCAATATCTCACGGATTATGCCCTGAATGTGTCGCCGACATCGAGGCCGCATATTTCGCGTCGAAACGTCCAGAGAAAGGAGAGGGAGGCCCCGTTCTTCCTCTCCTTTCTGTTTCCGGAGGTGCAGCATGACGCCATGCCCTCCCGTTCCTCTACTTCGCATCGAGCGCGCATACGTCGAACCCCGGGGCCTCGGGCCGTGGGAGGAGATCAACCAGGCAGAATTCCTGAAGCGCACAGAATGGGCCGGGTACTGGAAGGAAGGGACGGCGCTCCTGACACTCCACGACGCTGGAGAGATTCGGACACCGTTCGCGGTTTTCAGGGTGAGAAAAACAGATGATTGAAATAGATGATAGATCTTACATTAAAGTAAAATTTAATCCGGAGGAAATTATAGATGGTGAAAAAACCACTAAATGGAATACTGGGGGTGCAATATATTATACGAAAAATAGATATTTAAGTCGGGATAAAATAGCAAGAAATATAGGAATAAAAGACGGAAATGGCCCTTATGGTCACGGAATAGAATATTATTCACTAGAAATACCGGACCAATTAAGACATATAATGAATATAACCCATCTCTCGAAAGAATATTTATTTTGCTTTCGAGAGATGGCAGAATATATTTTACATTTATACAAACATTGTGAAGAAATAGAGATCTCTTTAAATAAAAAAGAAAATTATTTTTGTCCTATGTGTCATCATCGTCACGCAACAGAAAGGGAAAGATTTTTCTGGTATGATGATTATAGAATAGGAATACCTGATGAAATATGTTCTGACTGTCTGTCAAGATTCAGAGATGAATGGCTAAAGAATAAAATAACAAAAACCATTTCACGCAAAATAGCGGATCATTTCAAATATATAAATATTGATAGAAAAGAACTCATTTCTTTAATCAAAGCATATATAAACATTGACGTTGTCAATGTGGCCATATCCAATTACAAGGAGAAGAGCCGTGAAAAGAATCGAGAGTTTGGACGACATCGCAAGGAATCTTATAGATTCCGTAGAGGAAATGGAGAAGGGTCGGATAGCTCCATCGGAATTGACAGCGAAGCGTAACGCATTCCAGACGGTTGTGAAGATTGCAGAACTAAAACTGCAACTCTTCAGCATGATGCGCGAGAAACCGACGAGGGATGTACTGCTGATAGCGAAATAATTCCTCTCAGTAATCCGAATAGTAGCAAGGGCTTTTTAGAGGAGGGCGCATAGCGTGGCGAAAGTTGAGATCCCGGAGATAGCCGAAGTGCTCACGTCCATCGAATCCATGCGCCTGGAGTTCGCGGAGATCAAGGCGATCGTCCGGCCGGCGCACGTCTGGTGGACGAAGCGGCAGATGTGCGCCGCCAAACGCGGGCTGGAGAAGCGGATACGCGGGAAGGAGCTCGCGGAATTCGAGAGCTTCTACAACTCCATCCGCGGGAAACCCGCCTACTGGCCGCCGGAGGAGCCCAAGGACGTCGGTGGAACGATCTGCTACCACGAGAGTGTGGTCCGCGTATGGCTCCAGATGTCGGACGCGGAGGTGGCCGAGTATCGGAAAAAGTACCTGAAGGAGCACGCGGCATGATCATGGTCTGCGAGCCCCGAGCGGGGCGTGGGCTTAAAGATAGGCGCGACACGTTTTCGCGCCCAAACACTCATAAAACCTCCTTCTCATCGGATTTCTCAAGGGGCGGGATCGACCCCGCGATCTCGCCCCGTCTTCAATCAATCAGGAAAGGAAGGGCGAATAAATGGGAAGAGAAGCACGGAGGAGGGCAGAAAGGATGAACCGTAAAGAAATCAACTTTCCGACATCGCCGGCGCCGCAGCCGCCTGCAGGGGACATCATCAGAGAGAAATACACCGGGGGACCGGTGCGGCCCATGACATTCCAATCGCCAGCGCCCAAGGGATCCCCTCCCGGGGCACACAGCCTCGAGATCCACGTGGGGCTCACAATCCTTGATACCTACGCGATCGAGATCCTCAAGGCGATCATGGACAAGGGCGTGCGCTCCACCGAAGAAGGGCCGGTATTCCCCGAGTCGCAGGGAGCGGTCAACTATGCTTTCGATGTCGCGCTCCGGTGCACGGCGAAGCGCAGGATGATCATCGAGGCCGCAAAAGCGGATGCACTTCCACAGCCGGCGGCTCCGGAACCCGCCCCGAAGGACGAAACTGCTCCGGCGAGCTCCGATAATCCCGAAGAACCGGAGGCCGACGCATGAAAGAACTGCTGTCGATCGCGGGAATCGTCATGGGCGGTATCTGCCTTGGAAGCTCGATTCTTTTCATTCTGGGGGCTGTGATCCTCAGGAAGCAGGGCGACAACCTATCAACGGAATTCGCTATGAAAAAACGCATCAACCATATAATTACAGATGGACAGGTGAAGATTTCACCCATATCCATCAGTTCCTCCGTGCGCCGGGGGGACTGGCTGCAGACCCATGCCGGCGTCCACTTCTATCCGCTCGATCCCCGGCCGGAGGAGATCGACATCATTGATATCGCTCATTCCCTGGCTCTCCAGTGTAGGTGGGCCGGCCACGTCAAGCAACATTACTCTGTCGCCGAGCATTGCGTCCGGGTGAGCCGTATTGTCCCGCCGGAAGACGCGCTCTGGGCGCTGCTTCATGATGCCGCGGAAGCCTATCTCATCGATCTGCCGCGGCCCCTGAAGAATCTCCCGGAGTTCTCGATCTACCGCATGGCGGAGAACATGATCATGACCGCGGTGATTTCCCGGTTTGAGCTCCCTCATAAGGAGCCTGAATCCGTCCGCTTTGCCGATGATACTCTCCTGGCGACGGAAGCCCGGGATCTCATGGGCAGCACGGAAGGATGGGCGCCGATGCTCGAGCCGCTCCCGGAGAAAATCGTCCCCTGGGGGCCGGAGACGGCAAAGGACGCCTTTCTGGCCAGATATGTGGAACTCAAGATCAAAGACTACACGCCAGCCGGGGCAGGTATACCAGCAGAAGTGTAAAGGCGCTGAGGAAGCGCACCGAGCCCGGGCGGCTACCCGGGCAACCTTTTCAAGCTGGGAGGCGAAAGGAGGTTGGATGAAATGAAAACGCTCGCCTAAAAGCGAGCAGGGTCCGGAGGGGTGCCGTTTCAGCCGCGAGCCGGCTTGAAGAGGTACGGCAATCCTTTGGACCTCCGGGGCCGGCCGCGGATCTGACGTCAATCACCCCGCGGCCGAACCCCATAATTCACACGTACGGAGGTCCACGTGAGAATAGCATCGTTTACGAGGTCGGGTCAAACAATCCACAAGGTGCATATCGAGCCAGGGGATAGAGGAATCTATTTCCGGCTTGCCTGCGCCCTTCTTCACGCCGAGCTGCAGCCGGGGACGTACATCCCGACCCGCGATCCGCACATAGACAGCGTTTTCACCGCGGACGAGATGCAGTTCGCCGATTTCTCAAGACACATGGATGCGGAAGATCCGATATGGGACCTGCGCTTGGGGACCTCGAACAATCCGATCAACAGCTTCGGACTTGATGACGATCCGACATCCCGGGGAATAAAAACGCCAGTAGTGCGCCAGGGAAAGGCCGAGCTGGATGCAATTTTCGACGAATCTACCAGAGAGCGAGAGAGGGGGGAGCGAGCGATCAAGGCGCATGAACCCCAGCGCGATATCGTACACGAAGGGAAGGAAGTCACATGAAGATTCTAGAAGTTTTGGATCAAGCGCAACTCGACTGCGTTCCTGATGATTTCGAGGGGATCATCATTATAAAAGGGAATGTCAGTTTATCGCGCGTCTGGGAGAACGCCAGCGCCGTGCTCTGGGGGAACGCCCGCGCCGAGCTCTGGGAGAACGCCAGCGCCGAGCTCTGGGAGAACGCCCGCGCCGTGCTCCGGGAGAACGCCCGCGCCGTGCTCCGGGAGAACGCCCGCGCCGAGCTCTGGGAGAACGCCAGCGCCGAGCTCTGGGAGAACGCCAGCGCCGAGCTCCGGGAGAACGCCCGCGCCGAGCTCCGGGGGAACGCCAGCGCCGAGCTCTGGGAGAACGCCAGCGCCGTGCTCCGGGAGAACGCCCGCGCCGAGCTCTGGGAGAACGCCAGCGCCGAGCTCCGGGGGAACGCCAGCGCCGTGCTCCGGGAGAACGCCCGCGCCGAGCTCCGGGGGAACGCCAGCGCCGTGCTCCGGGAGAACGCCCGCGCCGAGCTCTGGGAGAACGCCCGCGCCGTGCTCTGGGAGAACGCCCGCGCGAATGCGCAAGGCAATTCTTGCATTCATGCCTACTCGAATTCAATTATTTTCGCCGGAAAATGTGCAAGCGTCCATAAGATGCGCGGCCATGCCGGATCAATAACCGGTGGTGTCATAATTGAGCAACCTGGATTGAAAACCGCCGAGGATTGGTGCGCATACAACGGCGTGGTCATAAAAGATGGAGTGGCAACCCTCTTCAAGGCTGTTCGTGACGATTACAAATCAGCACATGATTTTCTCTATACTCCGGGATCCACCCCGGAATGTCCCGATTGGGATGGTGGAGTAGCGGAATGCAGAGGCGGCCTGCATTTTTGCCCATCTCCAGGGCAGGCTCTTTCATTCGACGATCACGCCACGCGTTTCCTCGCGTGTCCGGTTGCGCTTGTGGATATACGGTCACCGAATGATAGCGATAGATATCCTTATAAAGTTAAGGCGGCCCGAATCTGCGGTCCTATCGTCGAGGTGGACCGATTCGGAGAACCATTGAAAGAGATGGGAGGAAAACCTGTATGAGCGAAGAGACAAAAACAATATCTGAATTGTTCGCGGACCTTGATGATGCAAGAAAACACCTCGAAGAGGTCCGTGCAATGAACTCGCAGGATTCACAGCAGATCCTCTTCATGGAGGAGAAATCCCGGAATCGCTTGAATGATGCGTTTAATGTATTCAATGGGATCACGAAGCGGATCGATCTGATACTCCTGAAGATGAAGGCCGAGGCTCCGGACATGACCAAGTGGGCAGAAACGAAAGAGAGATGATCTACTTTCTGACCGCTTCGGGAGCCTTCCTCATTCTCACGCTGCTGATCCTGTTCAAGCGCATGGCGAAGAAGAGACGGGCCCGGCGAGCGGAACGGCTGAATTTCATCAGTATGCAAATAAGGAGATGACAGAATGAGGAGCTTCGGGCGGAAACCACAGAGAGAAAAACAGTCCTGGAGAATACCGGAAGGCGCCGAGCTGAAGCCCTGCCGGCATTGCGGAGCTCTCATCCGGTGGGGAGTCACGCCGATGGGGAAGAATGTTCCGGTGGGCCAGGATGGGCGCCTGCATTTTGGGGACTGCTACAAACTGCAAAAACAGCAGAAGAAATCATCACGGCATGAGTGACACGATGACAAAGCCTCGACTCCTCATGCTCCGTGTCAATCAATTGAAAATCCATCCTGAAAACGTCCGTTCGAAATACATCGAGAGCGAAGTGGAAGAGATGGCGGCCTCGATCAAGGCGCGCGGAGGTGTAATTCATGCGCTCGAGATCGTGCCCTCCGGCAAAAAGGGTGTGTGGTGGGTGGTGGCCGGGAATAAGCGCCTCGCGGGAGCGCAGCAGCTTGGGGAAAATTGTCCGTTGCTGAAATGTGAGCCTGTCGACGTGGACCGCGCCCAGCAGTTGCTCGATATGGCGATCGAGAATTTCATCCGCAGCGATCCGAACGTCGTTGATGAGGCCAATCATTATCAGCGGATGATCGATTCCGGTCTGAGCGTTCGAGATATCAGCAAACGCACGGGGATAGGCGAGTTCCGGATCCGGCAGAGGCTGGAGGTCTCTAAGCTCGATAAACCGATCCAGGAACTCATGGCTACCGGAAAATTACCTCATGGAACACCGATATGCGCAGCTTTCCAGACCATCCAGGACAGGGAGCTTCGGATTAAGCTGGCCAACCGCCTGGCGAAGAATCCGAACACCAATACGAAAACGATCATCTATGCCTGCGCGCGCCTACTCGAGGCGAAAACCCCACAGGAAAAGCTGGAGAATCCGGCGACAGATCTCAGTATGACGCGGGGACCCAAGAAGGGATCCGTCTCCTGGCGCCAGGTTAAGAACACGACGGCGGCCACCTGCAGGAGCTGTGACCTGAAGATCTCCCAGCTCGAGGCCGCCGGCAATCCCGTCTGGTCGCTGATCGTCCACACGGCGGATGCCGAATGCGCCGGCTGCTCGATCGGCCACATCAAGATGGTCTGTGATCGCTGCCCACTTACGGCATTCTTGAAGCGACTGGATGATAGGCAATGAAAAAACCTGATTTTATCGAAGCCGCTGCCAGCTTGGCAGAAGCGGAAACGAACTCCAGGCCTTGTCTCTCCGTCATGGCCGATTCCACGCGGATCCCTATTACTGGATTGAAAAGATCGCGGGTGATGCGCGGCGCTGTTTGGACTCCGGAAGAGGATGCCTACCTCAAGGCAAACCTGGGCATTCTCTCGATGAAGGAAATCGGCCGCGCGTTGGGCAGGACCGTGGATGCAGTACATAATCGCTGGGAGCGGGACCTGCACTTTCCGGCACCGCGGCGGAATTCGAACTGGTTGACTCTCGAGGCCTTTGCGTGCGGTCTCTGCATCGACAGCCATTCCCTAGCAAAGTTGGCCAACCAGGGGAAAATAATCACTCGCCGACTTCCGGGAATGATTGCCAAGAACGGACATGGTGCAATCCGTGTGATCGACCGGAAGGCAGCACTCGCCTGGATTGCCGATCCGATGCATTGGATTTACTTCAAACCGGAACGTGTCGGAACATTCCCGAAACACGGACAACGCCACATGGCAAAGCCCGATGTCGTCTTCTGGCGTGAAGCCCGGGCGGCCACTGATGAACTTCTGAGGGCCTGGAAGGATGCCTGGCTTAGCCCGACCGAGGCCGGATCTTTGATCGGATTGCCCGTCGATAGGAAAGGCCGCGTATTCCATGGAATCGACCGGGCGATCAACTTGGGACTCCTCAAAGCCGTGCGCTGGGGAAACTGGAGGATCCTTCGATCGGAGGTCCTGAAGTTTGCACGCGAAAGGGTGACCGACAATTGGGGTCCGCGGAAGATCAAACGGATCCGGTTTGGTGAGAGAAAAGGAGGATCAGGTGGAAAAAACAGGTGAGAGAATCCAGCAGATCACGATGATCGATCTGAATCAACTGGTGCCTCGAAAGGGCAACCGGAAGGTCGGCGGAATCCCGAAGGAGAATCTCCAAGAGCTCGCGGATTCTATCAAAGCAAAGGGCGTGCTGCAGCCGCTCATCGTGAGGCTGATTCCTGACGCCCCGGAGAGCCAAAAAGCATATGAGATCGTCGCCGGCGAGCGTCGTTGTAGGGCCGCTGGAATGGCGGGACTGAAAACGGTCCCCTGCCAGATCCGCGAAATGGACGATGAGGAAGCCGATGAGGTCGCGCTCATCGATAACCTGCACAGGGAGGACCTGCACCCCCTGGATGAGGCGGAGGCCTTCGCGCAATTACTCGAGCGCGGTACCGACGTGGAGGGCATCGCCTCGGAGATAGGGCGGCCCGTCGCGTATATTCATCAGCGCATGATCCTGCGGCGCCTCATCCCCGCAGCGGAGAAAATGCTTCGAGAGGGAGCGATAACCTCCGGGCACGGCATGGCGATCGCCAGGCTTTCGGAAGACGGCCAGGCGCAGATCGTGAAGTGGATCCAAGAGAACTCGCGCTGGGACGGCTTACCCTCCATCCGCAAGCTCGAGGAGTACACGCGAGCGCGGATTCTTTTGAGTCTTTCCGGTGCGGCGTTCAAGAAGAATGATTCCGCGCTATTCCCGGAGGCTGGGGCCTGCACTGCTTGCCAGAAGCGTAGCGGCTATCAACCCACACTTTTCGCCGATGTCGGCAAGTCAGATATGTGCCTGGACGCCACGTGCTTCAACAAAAAGCTCGACCTTTTCCTGGCTCAGAGGCGTGAGCAGCTCGCGGGAGATGACCTGGTGCTCGTCGATGACGGGCATTCGAGCCGACCTGCGCCGGGTACTATTCCGAGGTGGAACCTCGATCCCTGTAAAGCCTCGGAATCCGGAGCGAAGAAAACCCTCATCGTCACGGGTCCCGATCGGGGAAAGATCGGATATACGCTGGTCACGAGGAGTGGAGCGCGAACGTCCACAAGCCCCGCGGAGAAAGCCAAGCGCACGCGCGAGCTAGCGGAGCAGCGTATCAAGAGAGAGGTCAAGCTCGAGATCTACAAGGCCGTCACCGAGGAGGCGGGGAAACGGCTCATGCAGTCGGAGGGGATTCCAGTCGAGGTTCTGCGCGCGATCGCCGGCGAGGCCTTCGACAGGTTCTGTGAACGTAAAGCCCTTATGAAAATGGAGGGCTGGAAGGATCCCTCACCGAACGCATACCAGAACACAGGCCGACGCATTTTCAAAAATATGGATGAGCCGGAGCTCCTGCTCTCCATGCTGAAATGCATGATCTTCTCCGCATTTTCGAACTACAGCGATGGCAGCGATCTGAATGCAGCGGCCAAGGCGTATTCGGTTGACGTCAAGGCGATCGAGAAACGGATCCGCGCGGAGCATGCAAGCAAGAAGGAGAGGGGTCCGAAGTTAGCGAAGGCTGCCACGGCGAAGAAGGTGAAAAACTCGGAGAAAAGGATCCCTAAAAAGATGAAGTCATGAGCGAGAAACGTTATCCCTATGTGCAGGCCTACACGATAGCCAAGGAAATCTACCTTCGGCTGCGCCCGGGTTGCAGGCGCATTGTGATCGCGGGCTCCCTCCGGCGGCGCAAGCCAGATGTCGGGGACATCGAGATCCTCTACATCCCGGTTGTTCAGTGGGCTCCGGATCCTGAAGACCTCTTCGCTATCGAGAAAGTTAATTGCGCGGAGGTACGGATCCGGTCGATGGTCGCCTGCGGGATGCTCGAACGGAGGAAGAACGCGCTCGGCCGGGAGATGTGCGGTCCGAAGAACAAGCTCATGCGGCATGTCGCGAGTGGGATCCCCGTCGACCTATTCGCAGCCACAGAGGACAACTGGTTCAACTATCTCGTATGCCGTACGGGTCCCGTAGAACTAAATAAACAGATTTGCATGGCGGCGCAGCGCAAGGGATGGAAGTGGAATCCATATGGCGAGGGTTATTCGAACGCTGCAGGCGAGGTGCAGCGCATGGACAACGAGGCCGCGGTGTTTTCATTCGTCGGCCTGGAATATCGGGAACCTGAGGTGAGAGCATGAGACTCTATCATTTCACAACGAAACTCGATGGCGAAAAAATAATCCATGATGGATTGAACCGCGGTGCAATAATTTTTCCACAGCGCCCAATCATTCAGCCTGTCATATGGTTAACGCAGGATTCGCGTTTCAACGCGCAACACTGGGCGACAAATAATCTCGGAGTGTGTGGGGATCGGACGGAAATCAGGCTGGCTGTCGAACTGCCAAATGACAATAAATTATTTCGATGGAACTTATACGCCAAGCATAATCTAAATATCAATAGCGAATCTCTGCGTTTTTTCAATGAAGGCGGAGGGAGCGACGGAGAAGCCTGGTGGATATATCTCGGAATACTGTCGAAAAAATGTGTCATAGAAATGATAGCGAAGCCATGTCTGATAGGAATCGGGAGGTAGATCATGAATCAGCGAGAGTATTTCATCCCGCCGTGGAGGACGATGGACGTATTCCAGCGCGTCTTTTTCTCGATGCTGTCTCTCACCGCGCTGATCGGCATCTACGACGTCGTAGCGCTCGGGATCTGGATCATGCGCGACCTGCTGAAATGGTGGTAAAACAAGGAGGACTGAAATGAAAGTATTTATCTGCGAAGAAGATAATTCCATTCTTATACAATTTTCGCCAGAAACACGCGATGAGGATCGTCAGATTGTGCGTCTGGGATTGCGTGCGAAAGCGATTGAAGGCGGATCCGTAGACGCCTATTGCGAGGAAAATCATTTCTTCGGAGAAATAATTCTTCCTGCGACAAAGGCACGTAACGGTCTCAAGATAAAGATGAAATCATGAAAGCGCGTAGCAAGTTCCTGCTGATCCTTCTCGCCATATTCCTGCTCGCCGCCGGCGCCATGGTCTACTTTCTTTCCGACGACATGACGCGTTGGGCTGTGCGCGACTCCATCGTGCACGCCGCGAAGCAGATCAGGCCAGGCCAAGTACTCGCTTCCATGTTCATCATGGCGTTCCTTATATCGCTGATCATTCCAGTCTCGACCTACCTGCTGGACCAGATACCTTATTTCCGTAAGCGGCGAATCGCGGACCAGAGGAAGCAGGACGCCGAGGAGATCTCCCGATGGAAAGCGCGCTACGGGGAGGAGGCCGCGGCACGACGAGACGCCGAGGCCTGGCGCGCCAAGATGGAACCGATTCTCAAGGCTGAGAAGAATGCCAACCGCAATTTCAACGGGCGCGTGAATGAGGCTGAGAGAGAGCTGGACGCGAGCTGAAGGGGGAAAGGAAGAAAATGCTTATTCTATTTTCTTCGGTCTACCACGTGGGCGAGATCCTGGGCGGGGTGGTTTTTTCCCATTCATCCTTGATGCTTTCGCCTTACGTTCTGATTTCACGCTTCCTGCCTTCGAAAGATGTTCGCGAAGTGTATCCTTCATACTGCAATCTCATAGAAGGCTTTTTCCTTCGTACCGTCAGCGTGATTCCAGATGCAGGCATACCAGCCCCACTGACGGAGCATTCCTTGTGCGACGTGAAGGGAAATATTCTTGAAATGGTTGGCCGCATCCTCAATGTTCTTGAGGAGAACAATTTTGTCCGCTTCCTTGCGGGCAGGTTCCTTAAGGCTCGCAAACTTCTTATCAGTCATCTTTCGTTCCTCCATGACCAAATTATAATCCATCATGTTAGGTTTATCAAGGAAATTAGAAAAATATATTTCGGCGTAAAATTGATCACTTGGCACGGCAATTTCCTTGGAAAGAATGAAGGATGAGGAGATGATAGCGGCTTTGTTTGTAGAGACGGATGGGGTGTACTTCGGGTTACCCGATATCGACCCGTGGGATGAAACCCGTGATGCCCGTCTCTATGCTGGACCCTGGCCCGTGATTGCCCATCCTCCATGCGCGCGCGGGGGGAGGTACTGGGGGGGAGGTCCGTCAGCATCATACAAGCGCGAACTCGGAGCTGATTATGGCTGTTTCCGATCCGCTATCTCCGCGGTCAGAAAATGGGGCGGTGTCTTGGAACATCC